CACGTCGCGGACAAGCTCGAGCGCCACCTGCATCTGTGACCCGTCAAAGCCGACCGACGAACCAGAGGCCGAGGGCTCAATCCCATCCTCAACAGGCTCGCCGGTCAGTTCTCCTTCAACGCTCTCGGACTCGCCGCTACCACTCGGCTCATCCGTTGCACTCATCTCGACCTCTTCACCCTCTGCGCCGCCAACGATGTCGCCGACCGGGAGCAGCGCCCCGGACAGCCAGACCACATCGGCGTTGCGCGGGGGCGTCAGGTCCAGGCCGACCATCTCAAACGCGTCGTTCCATGACAGCGCCGCGCCCGTGCGCACGAGCTCGCGGGCCTCTTTCAACTTGTCCAGGTTCGCGAAGCTGAGAGCCTCGACGCTAGAGACATCGAACCGCGCGACGTACCCCGCCGGGGGGCCAGTGAACAGCGGCCAGAAGCTCGCGGCGAGGTCGCGCTCAACGCACGTCAGGTGTGTGAGGACGCCGAGCCCGCCAAGCCACAGGTCCCGCTTCGCTTCAAGCAGGTTGTTGTACGTCGAGTCCTCGTAGACGCCCACCAGCGGGGGCGGGACACCGAGCGCACCGAGGATCGTCGTGCGCATCTCTTTCCACAGCGTGTGGAATTCCATGTCCTTCGCGGACAGCTTGTTCGGCGTGTACTTCGCGTCCGAGTCAAGAACGATGTTGCGGCCACGGTTCTCGGGGTTCGAGAACATGTCATCGATCTCGTTCTGTACCCGATCCTTCTCGCCCCGAGCGCCCATCCGCTTCTCGTAGGTGATGATCCCGCCGGGGTCGCCGCCGTTGCGGAGCACGCCGGACTGGTACCGCTCGGACTGGAACATCAGGTCCATCGTGCGGCCGAGCACCTGCACCGTGCCCAAGCCGCGCGTCATGTCGTTGGGGTCGTACTCGCTGAAGTGCACGACCGCATGCGCCTCGAAGACCCGGGGCTTGCCGTCCGAGCCCGTGTACTTCCACGCGGAGGGCACCCCGTTCGGCGCGCGCTTGGCGGGCTCAACCCTCGATCCACGGATCGGCCACAGTTGAGACGGGACCTTGCCCTGCTCGACCTGCTCCCCGTCGTCGCCGACCATGAACCAGAAGTTCTCGCCGTCCAGCGCCATGTTGATGACGTGCGCAGCCCAGAACTTCGACGCGCTCATCAGCGGGTTCGGGCGGCTGAACAGCGTCACGAACTCGTCCTGCGACGGCAGCGGGTCGGCCTCGATGTCCTCCGTGCGCCAGATCGTGAGACCCACGGACGCGGCGGCGGTGCTCTTCACCTTCAGCGCCGAGTGCACGAAGATGTTCTCCTCGTACGGCCGGGTGATCTCCTCGCGCCCGCCGGGATCGAACGCGGCGCGGTACAGGCCCGCGTTGAACTGGCTGAACAGGCCGCGCTGCTCGTGACCGTTGATCGCGCCGTTCAGGCTCGGCGACGGACCGCCAAGCTGCGTCATCGTCAGAGACGGAGCGCCGCTGCCGAAGTGGGACTTCCCAATCGGTTTCTCAGCCTGTGCGGCCGAGGCTGCGCGCTTCGGGGTTCGGTCTCGGTCCCCGCCCGATGAGCCTCGCGTGGGTTTCTTCGCGGCCATCTGCGTGAAGGTGAACACGCATCGGGCGGGGCGTCAATCCTGTGGTTTCAGTATTTTCAGGATCGGGTGAAAACTGGGGTGCGCATATAAGGTGGGCGGTCACCCAAAGTCGAGCACTTCCTGCGCGAGCCGCTTGGCTGCGATCTCGCAGTACCGCTCCTCGATCTCGATGCCGATGGACTTCCGGCCCAGATCCTTCGCTGCACGGAGGGTGGTGCCAGAGCCCATGAACGGGTCGAGGATCGTGCCGGGCACTAGCGAAACCAGCCAGCGCATCACCGGCTCCGGCTTCTCGTGCGGGTGGCCTGTTTGAATGTTGCTCCGATGCCGGAACCAGTCAAGCAATCCGTCGCCCGCACACCCCCACGCCACAATGGGCTGTATGCCGTACCTAGGCGCGACCCCCTTGCGTGCTGCGGGGTTACCGGACACCCATGCCAGCAAGCGCCACCTGTCGCCAACCCACCCCGCAAGCTCAGGCATTCTCCGTGGTGGGCAGAAGACGGCCCCCGCCTTGAGTTGCGGCAACCAGTCCGTGCGCCACTCATCCCACCCCTGACCCGTGCGCGCGAACTCGCCGTCAACGCGCAGCCGCTCGCCCGTCCCATACGGAGGATCCGTCACGACAGCATCCGCCTCGATCCCCGGCAGCACCTCCCTGCAATCCCCGTGATAGATGGTGATCCCGCCGTGCTCGTAGTAGGGCTCCATCACAGCACCCCGACGTACGGCTGAAGCCCGCCGCTCCGGCTCCACGTCAGCATGTACGCATCCCACTCGTCCGGGCTACGGCCGTGCCTCGAGCGGATCTTCTCCTTCTTCTCGATCTTGAGCGTCGAGCCCGTCCGGCCCTCCTGCTCCATCGTGTACCGAGCCCACGTCGCCTGCCTCCGGCACGACTCGAACTCCGCCGGGATGTGCCCGTTGCACTCCTCAAGGTGACGACGGGCGATCCAGTGGAGCTCGGCCCGGCGGTTCTGCGCGTGGATCTCACCGAACAGTTCCGGCCAGTCGCCCTCCGCGCCGGCCCCGAAGTCCACCGGGTCGCACCACAGGCCCATCTGCTCGAGCCGGTCCGTCACCCCTGACCCAAGGCCCGTCGCGTCGATGTGGATGTTGCGGGCAGGTACCGGGTCGCCCTTGCTCTCGCCCCACTCCGCCGAGAGCGCGGCGATGATCTCCGCCGTCTTCATCAGCTTGGTCTTGCTCCACTCGTGCCTCGCCGCCATCACCCCGTCAATGGTCAGGACGGCGATGATCTCGTCCGCGCCCATCCGGGCCACGTCGACGCCGATGTGCCTGCCCTGCTCGCTCTGCGCGTTCACGCGCTCCGCAGCGTCGAGCATCGACTGGGCCACCACGAGCTGCTGGCTGCTGCCCGGCTTGCTGAAGATCCCGAGACAGTGCGCACGGAACAACGGCGACCCCGTGCCCCACTCCCGCGCCTTCTCATCAATCCAGGTCTTCGTGACCAGCCAGTCCGGCTGCTCGTGGAAGCACTCGTCCGCGAGCACGTCGTGCTCCTGGCCGTACTCCGCGGGGTCCGCGCCGCTCGTGTGGATCCGGTAGAACCCGCTACCGTCCCGGTTGATCTTCGCGAAGAAGTGCGGGTCCTCCTGCTCACGCAGCGGGTTCGCCGCGATCAGGATGTACACCTCACCCGAAGCGAACGAGCCCTGGATTGCGTCGTAGATGCTCTGGTCAATGCCGACCGCATCATCGAACACGAACAGGAGCCTCGATCCTTCGGCCGTCTCCCACGGCGGCTTTGAGTCCGCGTGGAACCCGAGCACGTTGTCCGGGTCATCCGTCGCGAACCCAATCGCGTCCCATCCGGGAGCGATGCGCCACGAGACCACGCCGCACTTCCCGAGCAGCTTGCGCTGCGAACTCGCGACCAGCTTGCGGATCTCCGCCCATAGCTTCTCCTTCACCTGCCTGCCCGTCGGCGCGGTGGAGATCACCATCGTCGGGGCGGTGGACATGAACTCGCAGATGATCGCCGCGAGGCCGCGGGTCTTCCCGTTCTTGCGCGCCCCGATCAGCTGCACCTTCTTGTGCTTGTGCAGCGCCCGGACCGTCGCGACCTGCGACGGGATGTACTGCATGCCGAGCACCTCCTTCGCGAAGGTGACGGGGCGCGTCTTGTAGGCGGAGTAGTCGTTGCCGGTCTTCGTGGGCCACAGTTGCGCCGTGGCCTTCGGCATCGCTTCGAGCAGCAGGTCGCGGTACGAAGCGAACGGGTCGGGGCCGTCGTGCTCGGCGAGGAGCTCGGCTGTGGTCTTGCGGGTCATGTAGCGCAGTCTGCCGCAAGCGCGGCCCTGATCCGCACGGCCTGGCTAGCGTACAGAGACGCGAGGTAGGCCCGTTCGCTGGTACCCAGTGACTCGGACCGGCACTCCCTGCCGTTGTGCTCCATGTCTGCCAGCTTCACGATCATCGCTGATCGGTTGGACATAACCCGGGCGAGGTACGCCCGGTTGGACTCACCGACGCGCTTGCTCAGTGCGTCCACAGCGGCGCCCACCTCTTCGCCGTACCAGTCGCGGACCATCACGAGATCCCACTCGCAGTCCTCAACCACGTCGTGCAGGACCGCCGCGATGCGCTCGGTCTCGGTAGCGCTGGGGGGTAACATCCCGAGCACGCCGAGTGGGTGCAGGATGTACGGCGCGCCCCCTTTGTCTGTCTGCCCTGCGTGAAGGTCAAACGCTAGGGCCACTGCTGACTTCAGATCCTTCATTCCGTCTCCGTTCGCTCTGTGGTCTTGCGGCGGTGTCCGGTCATCAGTGCCGACAGTCCTGGTACTCGCCGTCGATGAGCATAGGGGGTCGGCCGCAGACGTGGCACGCGCGCATGGGGGGCGACGGTGCGACCGTGGGACGCTTGGGCCGTCGGTGCGGAGACGGCGACGGGTCTCCCCATTCCCACTTGTGCCTCCGCAGCGACCGCGCGCGCCGCGATGACCAGATCGCGAGAACGATGGCGTCCACGCATAAAGCGAGGCCAACGTAGAACCAGATGGCCGGGTTGGCGAGGTCTGTCAGTACCAGGCTGATGATCGTGTAGATGGTCACGCCGTGCCCCCCGGGCGGTGCGGCGGCTTGACGATGGGCTTCGGGCGATGCTCGCGCTTCCCATGCCCCGCAGGCACCACCTTCGGTCGCGGACCAGGCTCCCTATAGCCGCATTCAATTTCCGATCCGGCAATTGGCGTTACTAGACGATCCAGCGTGTGGCGGAGCCCACACTCCGGGCACCGCTGCTGCGCGGGGGCGCGTACTGGCGGCATCGGGATCTGCGCACCGCTACGAGGCATGTCGCACGAGGTCCGCCGCTTCCGCTTCGATCGCTCCATGTGCCGAGCCCACACGACGAGCAGAGCCGACCCGACCGCGCAGGCGATAGCGATGTAGATCCATGTGGGCGGGTCGGCTAGGGCTGTCATCGGTGGTCCTCGATTCCGGGGAGTATCGTCTCCTCTAGTGGCGGAGGCGGACCCATGTGCTCCGCATCGGATTGGGGTGGGTGGTAGTCCTCTAGTGGGGCCATGCACAGCCCCGAGTGACCGTGATACAGGAAGCAGCGGGTGTCGGTCATGCACAGCCCCCGGGATTCCCTGCGTGCCCGGCGCATGGTGGTCTCAGCCCCCACCATGAGCGCGACGGCAATCGCTGCCAGGACCAGGCTGATGATTGTGTAGATGGTCATGCCGTGCCCCCAGCTGCCCGCATGTGCTNNCTCAGACTCGCCCCCTATCCGCGTCTGTTCAGAGAGCGGAAGCGCGGTCCTGCGCGTCGCGTAACTGAACCAAGAGCTACGCACCTCGCGCTGGACAAGGACCGACGCATAGACGTCGAAGGTGCCCCGGGGCGCACGCCGGTTCCCGCACTCGGGGCAGAGGTAGAGGTCCCCAGATGCAAGGTACCCGCACTGAGGGCAGTGGCAACCCGTGACGAATCTCGGCTCGCCCATCTTCTACCACTGGGCGCTCATGCCCCACCCCCAGCCCCAGCCGCCGCAACCTGCCTCGGGTCCGTCGCGTCATAGATGTACGTCGACTCACCCCGCCCCCGCGTGAGAGCGCGATGCGACC